TATCAAATGCGCTTAAACTATGTTTACCAATCACCCCCATATATTTTATTTAATGTGATAAACTGTATTCAAGGCATCATAATTGTGCCTCTTGAGCAACACGAGCAGTGCCTTGAAGGGTCAACCATTGAACTCAAGGTTATTCATTTGCATGATGTGACCACTATTTTTTGATATCAGAGATATACTAACACTATTACTCTCATCCCCTAGTAGCTCAACCCCAACAATCTCCATGTCCTCAATCAGTTGATAGTAGCCCTCTCCTGTCATAACCACTGGAATATGGAAGGTTGTTATATCACCTGTAACATATGTAACATTAACTTGAGCGTAGAGTGTCTGCTTGAGAGTAGACGCCGGAGCTAAGTATGTATGAGAATAGCATTTTGTTAAGAATGACGGCTTCACTCCTTTTACGATCTCTTGTATTATGGAGTCGACTCGATAGTCTTTAAAAATCACGATATCAACATCTAGATTATCGCTACCATCTCCCCAACTAATGTCGACAGCAGTAGGGAAGGTCTTTGAGTATATATTTGAAATATCCAGCGCTACTTTTGTGGTATCAAACATTTCGACAGTATCTAGTGTTTGAGAATCTGTAGTGGACGTTGATGATAGTGATATAGTCTGGGTGTTCATAATACAAGCTCTAAGTCTGAAGATGAGAGTGGTACAGAACTTAGTGAGAATGAATAGCTTGATGTACCAGTCAGGGTTTCCTTTGATGTTGTAGCGATGTAGCAATCACTATCGACGAATGTTACAGCACCTGTAGTATAATCTATGCTGTGAGTGAATAGGTATGGAGATTTATTAAGATCGCGTACGATAAAAGAGATATTGAAGAGTCTATTATCTTCACTATATGTAATATACGGCTTACTTGCATCATGATACGTTGTATCTCCACCCACAATCTTAAAGGAGTGTAGATTGGAAGCAACAGTATTAGCTGTTGTTGGGAATATCATTGCTACATCTTGCTTAAGATAGTCAAACTCATAAATCTCTGGGTAAATTGTAAAGTCATGAACTGAGTCTTGGATATATTGGAGCTTGCAAAAGTAAACTTTCTGATCCTTCTTATATCTATTACTTATCTTGCTAAAGTTATCCTCATTTATAGATAAGTAGTAGGCATCTGTAGTAGGATCCTCAAATACTCCATCCACCTCCAATACCTTCTCGACTACCATATACGAACTAGTTTCTATAAACAATGTATCATACATCATGTCAAAGTTTAGCACACTACTTGATAGCTGATCAGAGATAGTTGCCGGGTACCTAGCTCCAATATAAGATAAAGCGCTTGTTAGTTCGGCGACCGACTTTGTGTCTCTATTTTTAACGTAAATCTTACCTAGATATTCACTCCGCGAAAGCAAACAGTTCTCATTCTCAATATTTGACAATATAGTGGTGTTAGAGTACACCGTATCGCTATAGTCATATGACTCAACTCCTGGGGTATACTCATACAATAAAACATCTGTGAATAGACCAGCTTCCAGATCCACAACACCATTAGAGCCTGATAATCTAACACTCTGAGTAAAGTCACCGGATGCAGCTGGGTGAGTCGCATCCGATAAAGCACGTACAATCTCAGAGCCACCATCAAATGATGCGATACCACCCTCAATAAGCTCTGAGAAGTAAAATTGGCTAGCACTATCTGTAAATGCACTAAGATCAGATGATTCCGGATCAGGTAAACGATCAGTATCATCAAACACGAAGTATGCGGCATCCTTTACATCAACATTGATTGATACAGGCTTAACATAGTCAACAACACGATTGAAGCTCGTCGGGGCTTTCAGCTCTTGATATGGTGAAAAATATCTAAAGAATATATTGTATGCTGATGGATCAAGAGCTGCAAACGAATTGGTCATCGAGGATAACCCAGATCTTATAGTCTCTGCATAAGTGCTGGTATCGACTGTATCATAATCAAATGCGAATCCCTCACCATACATCGAATCAAAGAACTGATAACCATTGAATATTAGGCTCTTTACTCTGTGCGGAGTTTCAGTTACAATATTCTGGTTAAATGAATTATCCTCCTTAACCAATCCATATGTGTTTCCGTAGATATCTTGCTTACTATCAGATATATACCCTTGATCATATAAGCCGCTCAAATCTGAATCTAGATTTTTATCGACAAACTTAGAGCTGTATCCATGAAACGATGTACGAGACTTGTCAGTTATGGGCTGGTTAATCGCCATTCCCATGCTCATGTTGTTGACAATATCACCAATTTTAATGATAAACGATAACACACCGTGTTGATTGGTGTAAACTGCTGGATCAGGGAAGATCACTAGAGTGTCAGCAGGTAGGCCTGATAATACAAAGGATTCAATATCAATACTATCTATAACAGCTATTGTCGTCTGATCTGGTGTGAAATATCCTACATCTGCTTCAGATAATATATTATCTGAAGCTATTGAAGCTACAGTGGGGTACTTTTGATTCAGAAAGTTTTTATATGGTGCGTCAGCTTCGAGTAGATTATTGTATACGTGATCACCCAAGCTATTAGTAGATATGTAGTAAAAATCAGTGCCTATATACTTTCTTACTTGATCTCTCTTATTTTCAAATAATGTATCAGCATCTCGTAAAGCTGATAAGCTGGATGCTTGAGAAAATACCTCATCGATGAGGTCTGCATCTGATGTCAGGAATATATTTGAAGTCCAAGTAGGTTCATATGAAATACCATTCCGCCCAAATATAGCTTCATCTGGCTCTTGATTGAAGTAATTCTCGAATATATTAAAGTATTCCTTAACATCAACTGCTATATTACCCTTTATAGCCTCAATATCATAATCCTGCTTAGCTGTTTGACTGCTATCAAGTAGGTCTATGACAGCCTCTCTAACATACTGAGTTACACCGTATATGCTACCACGAACCTTGTTCTTAGTGATGTTAAATGATATATCATCTCGCTTCTCTTGGTAATATGTGACGATATCTCTAATCTTCCTACTAATGAACGATATAGCAACGCGCTGATCAACAGTATTTGTATAGTCTAACAGGGAAAGGAACTTTTTCTCAGCGTTGCTAGTGAAATTGATCTCAATATCCTGGATAAAGTCTCTGTACCGCGTGATAATAAGGTTATCATGTAAGATACCATCGTTGCTATACTTAGTGTTCCATCGATTGAGGTATTCTGTATAGAAAGCCTGTAAGGTATTAGGCTCATAAACAGCACTGATAGTCTTTATAAACTCTAGGAAGGAAAATGGTTCAGACCTATCTCTGATTAATCGATCCAATGTAGACGGATTAGTGATGGAGTGGCTTACCTGAGGAAACCCCTTGATTATCTCTGACATTAACGTTATTTATCCTTCAAATAGGGATAGACTACTGAATAAGGTGTTCTGTATGATAATATCGCTTATATTGTTAGCGCCTATGAATGAACTCAGTGGAGTATTTGAATCAATAGTCGTTTGAGTATTAGCAAAGTCAAGTACTCCATCATTAATTGTACCATTGATGCCAGGTGTAAACTCGTAGAAAGTATAAAACTTGTCGAGTTCAACATATGTCGGAGATGCTGGGAGCACCATAGGCCATCCCCAATCTGTTGAGAATGCACTGAGCTTATATTGGCTGGAGGATGTAGCGCAAAGTGGTTGAAATGTATTTAGCTTGATCATAACTCCACTGAAGTTCTCTCTTGCTACAATAGGTGTGCCTGCTGTAATATTATAGGTAAGCACACTAATATTATCTCCTAAATTAGTACCATAGTAGTCCTTTGAGGTGTGACCTTTTGTGTCAAAGTTTTGATCAAACTGATTACCATATCCAAACAGTTTACGGAATTTCACAGATAGTAAGGACATCGCCCGACCGACACTCTCAGGGAAGATAGATATACCAGCGTCATAAACGTTGATCTCTTCATTCAACATGGTAGCTATGCTATTCAGACTACTAATACTACAAACATCAATATCTTGTGTGTTGGATACAAAGTTGAAAATGCGCTCGTAAAGCTTTTTACCAAGTGTGTCATATTTTGAGCTAACACTACCAAATATGCTACCGATAAAATCTGTGAAGAATATCTCCTTATCAAGAAGAATTTCTGAGAATCTTAAATCTTTGATAGTTTGCTCGAAGTCGAAGTCTTCATTATGTTTATACATCTCATAGTAGTCTTGAGGGTAGCATGTGAAGTCAGATGATGTATTTAGTTTAAATGTGGATACAAGATCAACAAACGTCCCAGTTATGTTTAGTGTTACCGATGTAGGAGCTGAGGATATGTTATCATTGAACGTCAATCCACCAATATACCAGAAGTCTGTTGGAAGTGTTGATAGTGTTGCACTAAGGGAGGTAATATTGTAGTATGAAGATGGTATAACACCCCCACTTGACAGCAGCTGAACAGTTGGATTGGTGCTTAGAGATACATTCTTGTTAGTAAAGTTCAGCGCAGACTTAGGCTTGATTACAAAGGGTATCATACAGCCCTTATATTGAGTTGGGCAGATGTTAAACGATGTTGGCTCTATTCCCTCCCCATCAAGACCGTTTGATGTAATGGACATCATAGTTGGCACTGCATTCGCACCAACTACCGCAGATAGTATAGTTTTAGATGTATTGTTAAAGTCATTAAGACCAAACGTGTCGATTTGTCTACTAAAGGTATTGTCCCTATCTTTATAGAAGGCTATATCAACTCTATCGGTAGGGGTATCAAACTTAGCATACACTGTCGAATTGCCAGACATGCCAACAAATATACTGTCAACTCCTGAGGCTGTGTGGACTATGGTGTTAGCTGATAATTGAGCAAAAATCGACACACCAGATAAGGAGACTTTATCAATTTCAATGAATTCGGATGCTGATAGGTAGTTGTTATAGGACTTCGTATATAGTGAATAGCTATCCTTAAGGTGGTTGAACCTATTACTATCTAGATTGAAGAAATTATCATCTTTATTACCTGACACAGAGAAGAATATGTTTTGAAGAGGTTGTTGCTTAGGTGATGTTGACGCTATCGTAATAGCTTCACTAAACTCACCAGCGGATAGGTTAAGTGTCGCACTACTTATAGTAGCTGTGAAGGTGTTTTCGAGGTAGTCATAGATCTGAACATTCGCGCTATATGAAGCCAAGACTGCATTATTAGCACTATCCCTCATCACCATTTTCACATTATACAGGCCTGGAATCTGATATACATGCTGGCTTGTTAGCCCGTTACCAACTGTACCATCACCAAAATCATATAAAGCCTTAGCATTACTAAGACCACTAAGATAAGCTTGTGTAGGTATACTTGCTTTGAAAGTGAGTGGTGTTATAGATAGGTTATATGATGACAACACCGCTTCATTTTTATAATCTACAACATTGAATGTTGCGTAATCTGTGTTAATTGAGGACATTGATATGTAAGACTAAAAGAAGAGACGTGGTTATTCGTCAATGACTATAATATTATTTACTATAGCTTCCGGAGTATACAGATATGGAAACTTGAAGAAAGGTAACTTAGTATCCTGATTGACAAACTCAATGTCACGGTCTGGCCATAGTGGGTTGAAGGAGAGCAGCGAAATACCTGAGAACGTTACATTATCTACTGTGTTCTTCGTCACAACGCGCTTAATGCCCTCTATACTCAATATGTCTCGATGCAAGTTAGATAAGCTAATATTAGCACCTAATACATTATTCGTTGACTTGAAGAACTCGCGGATAATCTCGATTATTTGAGATTTGAGGGTATGCTTATTGATTTTATTTTGTGTCTCCCTTGTCACAACAAGCTGAGTGTTGTCTATAACATCTAGGGTTGGATCTAGTCCATATCCTAGAGTAAATGCCATATACACCGGATCTCTCGGGACAACCTGATCAGATAACATCTTCTTACTAGCTGTGAGGTCTAGAATGAGGTTCTTAAACGAACTTGGCAAGAACGGTGGGTAATCCTTATCAACTTTAACATTAAATATGGGTGCACAGAACACATTAATGTTATTAAAGTCACAAGAGTCGCTGAAGTTAATCTGATTGAATAGCACTCTACTTACTTTAGACGGATCGACGCAGATATCGTAGAAGTATTGTATATACTCGTCAATATACGCTGTGTTGTTAACTACATAAACACTATTCACAATTCCTGGTAGTGTTCTAGTAATTAGTGTTTCATAATCCTCCTTAGTAACAAGGCGGTGCTGTGAGGCAAACAACTTAGGAGCATTCTCTCTAATTTCATCTACGGTTTCATGTGATGTTGGTGTAGATGAATTGTTTGGATTGTTGAATGTTAGTAGCGCACTATTAGCGCTACTAATATAGGTAGTTGTACCTATATTAACATACACATCATTAACAATCTTGCGCTGTCTCTGAGAGTCATATGCAAACAGTTTGTTACCATTAATAGCATTCTTACTAATTATACCCTTTTCATTATCAGATAAAATATAGTTGATTGATACAATATCACCTCCAGCAAGCTTGCGGCCAAATATACCATTACCGAACCTAAGCTCATAGTGACCACTCTCATTGAGTCGCCTTTCGAAGACCCTACTTGGCTCACCAGTTAGGTAGAGATTGTCTACCTCGCTATATGTAAAATATTTATCTGTATTAATCTCTTTTACAAATACGCTAATTGTACCCTCAGCAATAAATCGATCATCTGTCAAATCTACGATATTATCTACAACAATAGGTAGTGTCTCAAAATTATCCCCTTGAGCAGTATAGTCAGGATACTCACCTACTGTACCTTGATATAGTATAGCTTTATCAGATATAGACTTCATGCTCTCATTTGTGGTCGTTGTCTTATCAAACGAATAATCGTCGTTGAATGTGTATTGGATGTTGTCAACGAGGAAGTAGCTGTACTTCCTTATTGTATAGGCACCTACTGATAGGCTGGCACTCGCAACTACATCGATTGGAGATAGGGATGTTTGTTTGCCGGTTGGCTTATACCCAATAAGCTTCACAATCTTGTTCATATTCTCATAAACGGTAGCTTGATCGAAGGTAACCTCTGAGGCTGTGTTGTTTAAGTAGAATAGTAGGATGTGATATGAGAAGGCAACTATATCGATGACTTGAGATAAGTTACTACCTTCATAGTTCTGATCAGTGAAGTTCTCATTCTCGTTTAAACGAGCAATTATGAAGTCCTTTAGAGTAGTCGCATCAAATGCTGTGTATGCATCTTGCGGTAGATTATATTCTAGTAACTGGTTGGTTTTTGTTGACATTATATGAACGAGTAGCTGCTACTATTTAATACAGATTTAAGAGAAAGGCCTGTTATATCTAGAGAAGGTACATCAATTTGTAATTCGATGTTATATTGTTGGTTATCTGTATCAGCTGTGACACTAACATTCTTAAGGGTTATACGCGGCTCGAGATCTGGTAACTTATCCATTATATCTGCCTCAATTTCAAAGGCTGTGTATCTATCTACTGGCTCGAACAAATACATGCGCAGATCAATACCAAATTCAGGATTTAATATCTTCTGACCAGGTGCTGTGAGGAATATATTATAGATACTAGTTTTTACAGCCTCTATATCAAATAAGGCAGCTACGTCTCGAACACTCTCAGACCTATTAAGCTGTTGATTGTATGAGTATGATGTACTGAGATCTAGTAATAGGTCTTTATACAGATGCCCAGCGTTGAGAGCACGCTCTTCTACGTCACTAACTTTAATGGTATCTAATTTAATGAGGGCCACAAGTATATTTATACGGGAACCATGATATCATAAGAATATGAAAATGCCCGGAATGCAACATGTTGAGGTAGAGGTATCAAATGATGATATCGCACGATATCTTCGATCATACACTATAAAAACTCTGCTTGGAAAGTGCATTGATACAGAGCGGTTCATGGTTAAGGATGGACAATGGTGGGAGAACTCTAATCCAGAGGAGAGTTCATCAAAGTGGTATAGGTCAAGCGAGCTTGGATCCTATGAGTTGGATGTTTGGAAAGCGTTTGAAGTAATGGATGAATTCATTCGACATGGCGCGCCCGGTATACACCCACGCTAGAACCCCCCACATACAACTTAGGCTTATATTGCCTAAGTTTGACCGATGATTTTATACCGGAGTGGTATAAATATATGTATGGCTTCTAAAACAGGTAAATTTGACGCAATATTTGAGTCATGCATGCAGAGATATGAGCGCGGTGGTTTCCTAGTAGGTGACTGCTTCGAGTTTGTACCTAAATTTAAATCAACACCTGAGTATAAGGCGTTGGGTGATTCCGTCAAGGCTATGCTTGATGAGATGATTGAGACTGGGTTGAATATTCATGTCATCAATATTAAAGATACAGCATCTCACGGCGCCACATTACACCCAACTCTATCTATTGCCGTTGACACAGGTGGTAAGAGGTATTCGACATATGTTGATATCCCAGATGTTTTAGGTCAACCTATTGACTATGGTCATAACCTACCACCTATCCCAGACGCTATGGTCCGCGATAATAACATCACCCTCAAGCCTGAAGAGGCAGAAGAGGATAAGGAGAATTTAAGTAATAAGACTGATAAGGGGGACGGAAAACTCTCTAATACAGAGCGTACACTAGCATCTAAGAACACAAAGATCCCAAGTAAAGCAGCGACCCCAACTCCTGCAGCGACTTACACGCAAAATTATATGCCCTAGCATAAATACTAGTATGTACACAAAAGATGATCAAGTCCTCCTAGCTGAGGCTTACATGTCGACTAAGCTGTCACAG